CTCAAGCGGCCACACTAAACATTGGTGATGGTGCAGCAACAACTGCTATCAATCTTGGCACTAATGCTTCCAGACTTGAAATTGGATCTCTTGGTGGTGTTACCACCATTAGAAACTCTCTTGAAGTTCTTGCAAGTGCTGAAGTTAACGGATCCATCAAACTAATTGGTGGTTTGAACGCAGGCATCATTGAGATTGAGAGAGCACGTTTCAGTACAGCTCCATGCGATCACATCGTTGGATCTCTTGAGAATCCAAACATCACCTTCCTCAAGTATTCCCAGACTGGTAAAGTTATTGATACCACTGGTCAAGGTCTATGGGGTGGTCCTGCATATCTACTTGGTGGTGGTCAAATTGCATCGATTGATAACATCAATCCCACTCAAAGTGGAACATGGGTCGCTAACACTACATATTCTTTCCTTGAAGTTCAAGGTGGTTCAGGTGAAGGCGCTCTATTCACTATTAAAATCTTGAGTGATGGAACAGCAGAAGTTGAACTGGTTTCTCCTGGTTCTGGTTACAGTGATAATGATCTTCTGACTATTCCTGCATCTGCTCTTGGCAATCCTTCGGGAGATGACCTCACATTCCAAGTTGCTGGTGTTAATTCTTCTGGTAACCTTTATAACCTACCTATCACTCAACCATCGGCTGCTGACTTCCAGATTGGCGATCTAATCCTGATTGATAGAGGTGATGCTAATTCTCCTGATAGTATTGATGATCAGGGACAACCCGTAGCCAAGGACGAATCGCAGAATGAAATTGTTGAGGTTGTCGGTCTAACTAACGTCACCAACCCCAATGATCCTAATGGTTTTAGATTGGCAGTTTCTCGCGCTAGACTCGGAACAACTGCAAGACAAGATCACCCAGACGCTTGTGTTCTTAACAAGTTAGATCAACAGACTAACGCATCGTTTATCACTGGATTTGACTTTGATATTAATGGAGAACTTGATCCTGTATCAAGTGTTCTTGTTACCGATTCTCAAATTCAGAAGATCGTTTCTGATGGTACAGATATTGTCACAATTTACTGGCAGAGCGAGACTAACTCAACTCTAAACATTGATTATGGTGAGTTCATCAGAATCTCTGGTACTAACGTCAGTGAACTGAACGGTGACTGGCCAGTACAATCCACAATCGCTGCTGGATCTAGTATTGTTGAAGTCAAACTCTCACAAACTCTTCCTGCTGCTGAATATCTCTGGTCTGATCAGGCATCAGATGCTGAAATTAGAGTTCAGAGTGCATCTGGTCTACTCGCTGATACTGCAAATGTTCGTATTGGTGTTGCAGAATTTGGTGGATTCCTTACAACTAATGACTACCTCTTACTATCTGACTGTGAAATCGTCAAGGTTGTTGAATTAACTTCTACCGACATTCAGTCACTCATCATTACTGATGGTGGTACACCAGAATCTGTAAACTTTAAGGTTGAGTCTACAACTGGTAACACATTTGGCAGTGGTGACCTGAACTTTGGTCAAGGATTCAATAAACTGGTTGTTCAAGGAACTACTGGTAATACTAACATCGCTGGCACACTTACCACCGAGAACACACTTACTATCAACGGTTCTACTATCGAGGGTCAAGAGTTCTTCACTATCACAAATGGTGGTCCTTCTTATCTGTCTGATGGAGTAACTGTTGCTGTTCCATTAAGAACTACATTCCAAATTGATACCGCAACTGGTGATTTAACCATGAACGGTGGTGATATAGATATCTTTGGAGAAGATGGAACAACCCCAAGACTAACATTTGATAACTCTTCTGGCGACTTTACCACATATGGTTCATTCTCTGCTCTTGGCACTGGAACCAGTACATTCGGTGGATCCCTATCCATTGCTGGTGATGTAACTATTGATGGTGGTGATTTAACAGTTAATTCTTCTGGAAACCAAATCTTTGGTGTAGAAGATGATGGTAGAGTAATGATTGCTGGCATCAGTAATTACTTCTCACCAACAGGTGGTCTCAAGTGGTTGGCATCTGATAGTTTTGAAATTGAGGCGGATGCAAACACGAATTATTTCTTGAATATCAGCCAAAACACTATTGTTAAACTTCCATCTAATCCTCAACTAGGAGACATGATCAGAATTATTGATGTTGGTGGTAACTTAACATACAACGTTTCTCTGGTTGTTAGAGGACAAACAGGTGTTAGAGTACAAAATTCCAGTGAAAACACTGGAACTACATTACTCACTGGAAACACTGCTGATTTAACTGGTTATGATGGTGGTGAACTGGTCGTACAAACACCTTATGCTGGATTTGCTCTTGTTTATGCAGGAACTTCTGATCCAGATGGCAACACTGCAGTTTCTCCATCGAAAGCTGGATGGTATCTAATCGAAGTATAAACTACTATGTCTTTTTACCAAGAATCTAAAAGTGCAAGAGGTGCCGCAATCGGCACCATCATGCCTTGGACGGGGGGATTGACAGATATCCCCGCTGGGTGGTTGATTTGTGATGGTCAGTTTGTCGAAGCTAAAGATTTTCCTTTGCTTGCACAAGCAATTGGAGATACTTATAACGCTGGGATAAGTGACTTTGATGGTAATGCCCCTAACAGTTTTCCAAACTATGCTGGGAGCATTAAGTTACCAAACCTCAACGAAAAGATGTTGATGGATGTTGAGACTTCTTATTTCGCAGACATCAACGCTGGTGGAACTGGACGTGCGGCAGATACAGATGCGAGAGCACTTACATTATTATCCCCTTTAATTGGATCTAACGAAGATACGGGTGTTACTACTATCTTTAATGATGTTTTTGTTGATTTGGTATTCAATATCAGTCCGAATGATGCAACTGGATATCAAGGAAGAATTAAAGGAAACACACTAATCAATGGAGAAGGGTTTAAAACAGTATATATTGGTCCCAGAAAATTAGGTAGAAATCACATTAAGAGACACAACCATGCTGGTAGTATTGAAACTATTGATAATGGTAATGTAATTCAACCTGGAGATGGTGTAGTTCCTTATGGAACCATTTATTACACTTTGTTTGCATCTGCTGTTGATAATGATGGTTCTAATGATTCGTCAACTGAAGATGAACAGAGAGGTGAAATTTACTACTTCGGTTACACTGATGATGAAGGATGGAAACAAGACTCTCCAGCACAAACAGGAAATGGTGATTCAAACCTTTCTGCTACGTATCAGGGAAATGATCTTACTTCTGATGTATATGGTGGTATTGTTGCTGGTAGACTTACTAATGCTGGTGCTACTCCCTCGTCATCAAACATCGTAGACACATATACTTTACAATGGCCTACTTCTGATATACTATCTGGATTTGGAACTGGAGTTGCAGGAACTACTGTTGCTAAATTACATTCGGAGCAACCTCCAATCAACATGAAACCTGCTCTGGTTTCATACTCTCCATTGTCCAAAAACTTTATAACAAATACCACCAACAAACCCAATGGTAAATACATTGATACCAGTGTTCCTTGGGGAATTGGTGGAAACACCGTATCAATTCCACCTGGATATAGAAATAACTACGATGAAAACCAGGCTACCGTTGGTGACACATTAATCAGTAATCCTGGAATCAATTTTACTAATAATACTTCAAGTGATCAAATTTTTGCACATACTCACGATGAATTTGATGTTACATTTGATAGTACCAGAATGAGACCGCAAAGTAATCTCACTGTAGACGTAAATTTACCAAATACTGTCAATCTTGATAATGTATCTAACAAAAATGCGTTACAAATTGATTTTAATATCCAACAACCAAGAGTAACTTCTATATACATTATCAGGGCATACTAAAATGGTTACGAGAAACAATTATACTCATAACAAAGCTCATTGGGGTGGTATCCCAGGAACTATTCAAATGCACACAGTTCCTGGTGTTGGTGTTGGTGCCGATCCTTCTACTGCTGTGTTTAAAGAACATATGCCAGCTGGATTTTTAAAGTGCGATGGTTCTGTAAAAAGTGCAAAGGATTATCTACTATTGTCTCAAATTTTGGGTGTTGGTGATGACTGTAGGTTTAAAAAACCAGAAACTCTTTTGAGAAATGCTGATCCAGAGTTAGAAGATTTAGGACAATTCCAACTTCCAGATTTGGGGTCTAAAGTAATTGTTGGTAGTAGAGGATCTGGAGAATATCTTTCTACTACACTTGAAGGAACAAATACATCTAAAGTTGGTGTTGAAGTAAATCCTTTATCAAACATCGGCAATAGAGCGACGGTAAATTATATCGGAGACATGATTATTTCCAGTGATACTTATAATTTCAATGGATCTCCGAAGTATAATCTTGACAGAAATACAAGCGCCGTTGCTTTAACAATCGACGAATTCCAAGGACATTATCACACCGCAGGTGGTGGATCTGGATTTACCGTTGTCAACAGAAATATTCAACATGACACAACTGGTGATGGTAAGGGGTTAAGAGCTAATTCAGCAAATGCTACTGCGGGAAATAGTTTAGAAGAATCATCTCTTTCTGTTCCTACTGGAGAAACAACACACGATCATACAGTTACAAGACCATATACTTATGGTCCAACAAATACACCAGGATTTCAATATACTCATGGTAATATTACCGTTCCATTAGATGATATGGAATCTTACATTGATATTGATATTGAAGATCTCGAAGTATTAGATCAAGTTGTAACGCCTTTCATTCTAGTTCATTACATTATAAAATTTTAAATTGCTATGGCAAGATATAGCATCAGTAGAACAAGTAACGGATCTTTTAATGTACCTAATGACGTAAAATGTATTACGTACATTATGGTTGGTGGGGGAGGTGGAGGTGCTTATCCTAACACAGGATTTATTGGTTCTGGATGGACATCACCACAAGCTGGCGGAACGACATACATTAGTCCTGGCGGTGTAGCTGGGTATGGTGGTGGTCCTGGATCTTTGTATTCTGGTGGATATGGTGGTAGCAGTAACTGGAGAAATGGACAGAGAGGAGGATATTCTTATGGACCTACATCAAGAGCACAATCTGGATATAGTAGTTATGGGCAAGGCGGTGCTGGACAGTGGAGATCTGGCACTCAATCGTATGGTGGAGGTGGTGGGGGTGCTTCATGCTGCGTGAGAACAAGAGGTAGTCAAGGAGCTGTTCCTGGACAACGTATTAATTATTACATTGGTTATGGTGGAACCCAGGGTGGATCTGGAAATTGTAGATATGGTATCGGTGGGGTCATGTATGCTTGTGTGTGTCAATATGATCCACCAAGTCCTTCTATTTCTGCTTCTCCCACTGCATTTAGATTAGATGGTGGTGATGGAAATCAATCGCGAACAACATTAACATGGTCAACGGCTGGTGGAGAATCTGACTCTGAAATTTTAGAATCTTTGGTTAATGGAACTGTAACTCAAAGTTATGGACAAGTTGCTAGGAATAATAGTTCTGGACTAGTGGTTTCGCCAACAGAGACTACTGATTTTAGATTGACAACTTCTAATCCTGCATATACCAGGAGTGATACGGTAACTGTTAGGGTCTACATACCACCAGTAATAACTTTTACCGTAGATAATGATACTCTTGTTGAAGGTGAAGGTACTGTATTGCGGTGGTCAGTTACTGGAGATGCCAATACGATGTACATTGAACCTGGAATAGGATTATCTCAATTAAATAGTATAGCTAATATATCTCCATCACTTACAACAACATATACTGCTACTGCTTCTGGATTAGGGGGAACTTCCTCCAAAGAATTAACAGTGACAGTTTTGCCACCACCAACATTAAGTGTAGGTGGTCCTTTGAACGTAAACTATGGCGAAAATATTTTGGTGAATATTTATGCTACAAATTCTGATGGTGGAGTTAGTTACGTTGCGACATACACAGATGTAACTGGACAAACACAAGTAAAACCTTCTGTGCTTATTCCTAATACTATTGGTGATCTTGTAGAATCTGAATATACTGTTGAGGTAGACTATGGGGACTTCGGACCAGAAAATGTAAGTCTTGCATTTTATGTAGATGGTTATGGATCTTTAGGTGTTACTGAAGTTATCAATGTTCCAGTAATCATCGATCAAACTCCCGATTATATTGAAATTCCAGAAACTGACGACACGATTAGGAACGAGGAACCTGTTGTTACTCCTGATGTTGAAGTAACTACACAACAACTTGTTATTGAGGATATTGATATTCCTGTAGAAATTAAATCAGACTATCCAATTCAGGTCGAAATTGATAATGATGACCAATGGAGAAACATTAGACAGATTTAATCATGCCCACATATAGCGGAAGTAGATACGGATCGTATCAAGTAACAATACCAGAATATTCAACTTCGGTAAGAGTTTCTATCGGAGCTGCATCTGGTGGCGGATCCTATTCTCCAGATGGATGGAATTGGAGTAATGGTGGATTTGGTAGATCTGGTGACTTTAGGTTAGCAACCAGATCATATCCATATACTCTTACATTTTATCTTGGTCAGAGGGGTGGCAACGGTAGTGGAAATTCACTCTCCAGTAGAGGAGCTGGAGGCAGCTCTTCGATTGCTTCTGGTGGTAATGGGCACCGATCAGGTGGAGGTGGTGGAGGTGCTTCTGGAATTTATGATGGTGGTATTAATAGATATACTGTTATTGTTGGTGGCGGAGGAGGCGCAGGTAGATTTGGTCAAGATACTGGATATAGTGGTTATTACACTGCTGGTCGTGGTATTGGAGGTGGTACTACAACAGGATCGTTTTCTGGAAGAAATGGTCAAAATGCTGCCGCTGGACATAGAGGCGGTGGTGGAGGAGGATCAAACGTTGGCGGTGCTGGTGGATTAGGTGGTGCTCAAACCTACAATGGATTTGGTGGTATTGGTGGTAACTCTGCTTGGTATAGTAATCGTACATATTATGACTGGACTTTCAATAGTGGTTATGCTAACTATGGAGATGGATTTTATGTAGTATCATTTGATTATGCTCCTCCCACTATTCAATACTTTACGATTGACCCAGATCAATTTGT